GACCAGCTTGAGGAGTTGTTACCTTGGTAGACTGCGCCACTATTAGGCGAGATAAACCCAGTGTTTGCTCCCTTTCCCACCTGTGCTGTACCAGAGCCAACAACTATTTCACTGGATACGGTGGCAGAGGAAACAACCGCAGTATAACCAACCATTACATTGTATGATCCAGTAGTTATGTTATTTCCTGCACCAAGACCTAGCATGGTGTTTCCAGTTCCTGTTGTGACTGCTGCTCCTGCTGTAGAGCCATAAGCTGAGTTGGCACCTCCAGTGCTGCAAACACCTAAAGTGCCTTGACCAAAACCACTGTTGCTGCTGGCTGTGGAGGCACTATAAAGGCATGCATCTCCAACAGCCGTGTTATGAACGCCTGTGGTGTTGGAAGCCAAAGCTCCGTTTCCAAAACCACTGTTGCGATAGCCTGTGGTATTACCGCCAAGTGCAGCTGCAAGATAAGTCTGCCCACCACCAAAACCAGAGTTGTTATAACCTGTGGTGTTTGCATCTAGAGTGTTATATCCGAAAGCGTTATTGTCTACACCTGTGGTGTTTGCAGTAAGAGCACTATATCCACACGCAGTAAGAAATGAAGCAGTAGTGCTAGTAAAAAGAGCATTATACCCAACTGCTGTGTTGTTTGCACCTGTAGTGTTATTTGCAAGTGAGTTCTTGCCAACCGAAGTATTCTGTGCACCAGTAGTGTTGTCAAATAAAGCTCTATCTCCTAACGCTGTGTTGTTACTTGCTGTAGTAGCAACTTGTAAAGCACCATATCCAACCGCTGTGTTATTCGATCCTGTAGTTCCTATAACAAATGCATCAGCACCCACGACCACATTATAACCCCCAGTGGTGTTTGCAGTACCTGCAATTTTACCAATGAAAGTATTGAGCGTACCAGTTGTATTAGCAATCCCTGACTGATACCCAACTGCTGTGTTGTTTGCACCTGTAGTGGTGTTAGCAAGAGAATTACTACCATAAGCTGAGTTGTTAGCTGCGGTGGTGTTATCCTCTAAAGATGCGTAGCCTGTTGCTGTGTTTGAATTTCCCGTTGTGTTCCTAAGTAAAGCATCAGCACCTGAAGCTGTGTTAAAACGTCCAGTAGTGTTTGCACTTAAAGACGTAAGTCCTATCGCAGTATTATAATCTCCTGTCGTATTAAGTAGCATAGCACCTTTACCAACCGCAGTGTTGTTAGATGCGGTGGTGTTTGCACTTAATGCATCACGCCCAACGGCGACATTAGATGCACCTGTTGTATTCGCATCTAAAGCTGCAAGACCAACCGCAGTGTTAGCTTCACCTGTAGTGTTTAAAGCTAAAGCAAAAGCACCTACCGCCACATTGTTTGTTGCTGTTGTATTTGCTCCTAAAGCTGTAAAACCAAGGGCTGTGTTGTAAGTTCCAGTTGTAATCGCATCACCAGCTAAACCGCCTATGAGGGTGTTATGTGTGCCTGTGGTGACTGCATACCCTGCTTGCGAACCAACAGCAGTATTATAAGATGAACCATCAGCAGGTTCAAGGGTTCTTAAAGCATTAGAACCTATAGCTGTGTTATCATCTCCGTCTATGTTTGTAGATAGAGCTAAGTTACCCATTCCTACATTGTTAATGCCAGAAGTATTTGCTTTACCTGTAAAAGCACCAAAGAAATTGTTACCTGCACCTGTAGTTGCTAATCCTGCTTGATAACCAAAGAAGCTACTTTGACTGGATGTACTAATAGCAGCACCTGCTTGATAACCTACAGCAGTTATTTGATCACCTGTAGTAATCGCAGTACCAGCCTCATCGCCCACAACCACGTTGTAGTTACCGCCAGAGGTAATGCTGTTACCTGCGTTGACGCCAAGGCGTAGGTTGGATGTACCAGAAGTTGTGGAGGAGTAATCGCCAGTTACAGCTACACCGCCAGTAACCGTCAGATCGTCTTGAACCTTTAGATCAACAACAGACAAAGAGGCAAAAGCATCAGTTACAGCAGCTCCTGATCCTGCACCGTTCAAATAAACAGCTTTAGTATCTCCAGGAGGGATCGTTACATTAGCACCTGAACCTTGGCTTATTATAATATTCTGAGAGCCAGCTGTTCCGTTCTCAATAAAGCAGACTTTGTTTACTGTATTTGGTGCAATGGTAATTGTACAGGCTGAATCAAGAGTACCTGTATATTCTACATACAAAGCTCTGACAGGGTCTGTAGCACCATCCGCTATAGTTGAGGTATGAGTGTCGGCGTTTGTGGTTATGGCTTCTGTGCCGTATCCTAGAGCCTCTCCGATAAGTTCCAAGTTCGTGTTAGTGACAGTTCCCCATGTGCCTGAGTTGTCACCAGTCGCCATCTCTGATAATCTGAGATCATTTACATAGGTTATTGCCATATCAGTCTATCCTTACGATTGCGTTGCTCGCTGTGGCAGCAGGAAACACGATCTTAAAAGTTCCCCCTGAAACTGTGAAGTCACCACCAAAGTCTAAAACTGCAATCGCACCTCTAGCATTCGATGAAGCATCACCCAGCGTCTTGTTATAAATTAAAGCACCTCGTGCCGTGAATGTTGCTGATGTCCACTCTGGGTCAGCTGCATCAAAACAACCACTTGTGCTGTTCTCAGTTACAGCTTTACTTGCGAGTGCGTTTCCACCAGTGGTGTATCCGTTTCCGTTGGCAACTTCGCCAGATGTTACATATCCGTCCGTTGTTGCAGCAAGACTTGCTGAACTTGTGTACAATGCAATATAGATGTTATCTGAATCTAGGTGCTGATCACCTAGAAGGACATCCTTCTTAAACAATGTACACATTGCTTGACTTATGGCCATTTTTATATACCTCCGTTATATTCGGCTGCGTAATCCCTGCTCATTTCCTGAACAAACAGTTGCACAGCCTCGTCAAATTGTGCTTTATATAGTTGTAGCGTTTCTCCAGCTTTAAGGAAAGCAGAAGTTTCATAAAGTGCTGCTGCTAATAAAACCGCAGGAGCATTTGTATCGACCCAAGTATTTGCATTGCTAGAGGAAAGTCCTGTTTCCGGAGCAATAAAGTCAACTTGGTAAGCAAGAGTCGCATCAGGTGTCGGAGCCAGAGTTATAACTGTTCCGGAGGTTGTTGCGTTTTTCGTGCTATACATTATCGGTGTTCCAGTCGTGCTTGACTTTGGCCAATAATCTCTTAAATAGGAGTCTATCCTATGATTCAAGTAATCAATATTTCCGCTTGCGTCAGTTACGGAAACTTGTCTTATCATTCTTGCTGTGGCAACAGTATAATCGAAAGTGCCAATAACTAAGTTGGCTGTCGTTATCTTTCTAAAGCAAGGAAGATTAGGTAATCTTTGGAAAACCATCTCCTCGGCTTGAGCAATTATCGTATCAATAGACGCAGCTAACTCTGTCGAATCATCCTCGACAAAGTTTTGTATGTTAGCGACCAAAGTTGTATAGCTCATTTAATTACCCCAAGTTCCTGAACCGTAAGTGCCTTGTCCCCAAGCTAAAGCATTCTCTATATCTATGTCAGTAGCATCACCAATAGCACCTGTTCCTGCAACACCTGTTTCTAATACACTAACTTCTGGAACTTCAGCACCAACACCACCTGCTCCTGCTGCTCCTGCATTTACTGGTGGGTTGCCCTCTATGGACTCATCTCCAACATCACCTGCTCCTGCAAGTCCTGTTGCATTTTGACCTAGCTCAACAGTTATACCAGAGCCTGATGAAGTAAGTGCTGGAGTGTTAAGTTGGCCACCCATATTTGAATGATTTGTACAATAGTAATAAAGTGTTGGTGCATCAACAGCAACGGTGATTTCAGTATAAGCACCAGAACTTCCTGGATTGCCACTTGTTGTTACGCCAGTTGTATATTCTGAGCCACCACCGTGGGAACCATTAGATGTTGTTGAGAATCTTAACGGATGACCACTATTTGAAGAATCTGACTGATCGAACCTATATGTAGTTCCTTCTGTAAGACTTACTGTTATCGCAGGACCACCAGTGTCAATGTAGTATCTATTTCCAACTCCTGGATTAGCCACAGTAATAGCCAGAGATATAGTTCCAGATGATGGGGTGTACGATGTTCCACCCATATTTGAGTGGTTTGTACAGTAATAGTATAATTTAGGTGCACCAGAAGCAACAGTTATCTGAGTGTAAGCACCAGAAGAACCAGGAGTTCCGCTTGTTGTTACTCCTGTAGTGTACTCCGAACCTCCACCATGTGTACCGTTATCCGTAGTCGAAAATCTTATCGGGTGTCCTGAATTAGAAGAGTCTGACTGATCAATTCTGTAAGTCTGACCTTCTTGTAAGTAAAGTTGTTGCTGAAGAACAGAATCAACATAGTATCTGTTTCCTGATCCTGGATTAGATACAGTTATAGAATATTGAAGATAAGATTCATATGATGCCCCTGCGACTGCCCCTGTTCCTGCTGAACCTGTAACAGAGTAATTAGTTTCATAAGAAACAGTCCCAATGCCACCTGTGCCTGCTTGACCTACTGCCTCTGGATAAAACTCGAAATCTATGCTATCTATTAATCCAACACCACCATGACCAGGACAACCAACTGGTGGTCTTTCTTGAATTGGTAAAAAAGGATCGAAAGAATAGCCAATATATATTACAACGTCTTCTTGGTTTTGTCCAGCTGATCTAGGTTTAAAAAGCTGTTGGGCATCTATAACATTTTTGGCAGGAGTAAGCTGTGGATGTTTTGGTTCCCACTCGTCTGGGGCAACACGCAATCCATCCCAAGTTGTCCTGAGTTGGGTATAGCGAACTCTTTGACCACCTCGGTCGCTTATCGCATATGATTTTTTGCCTTTTGCATATTTTGCCATGTTATACCAAATTCAATGCGGTTGGTTGTATTCGTAAACTTACACCATCGTTGTCGGAAGATGCTGCGAA